GGTTCATAGAACAGTTTGCTGAGAACTGTAGATTCATATTTACATGTAACTATGCTAATAGGCTTATAGACCCTTTGCACAGTAGAACAACGGTTATAGACTTTAAACTAGCACCCTCAGATCGCCCTAAATTAGCTGCTAAGTTCCTCACAAGGATGGAGTACATACTAAATACCGAGGGTGTAGAGTACTCTCAGAGGGTACTAGCGGAGCTCCTAAACAAGCATTTTCCTGACTACAGAAGGGTGATAAATGAGCTACAGAGGTACTCTGTAGGGGGTGTTATTGATGAGGGTATACTAAGTAACTTCCAGGAAGTTAATGCTAAGGCCCTTATAGAGAGTCTAAGGGAGAAGGATTGGCGTAAGATGAGGCAATGGGTAGCTAACAATGTGGATACAGACCCTCAGGCTATATTTAGGCAGGTATATGATATACTGCTCCCTGAGGTTAAGAGTCCAGCTCGGTTGGTACTCGATATTGCAGACTATCAGTACAAAGCAGCTTTCGTAGCAGATCAGGAGATTAACTTGACTGCTTGTTTGACACAAATCATGGTAGATTCGGAGTTTAAGTAATGGCAGAAAAACAGCAACAACAACAAGAAACCCCCTCGAAGGAAGAACTTGAGGAAATTATAAAGCAACAACAAGATCCGAGGCATAACCAGGACTAATGGCAAAAGACGCTTGGGTACAAATTCGTGTAGAAAAGGCCAAAAGAGAAGAAATTAAAAAAGAGGCCAAAAAGAGAGGTGTAAGTGTTTCTCAACTTATGCTTGAAGGATACGAAACATTGAAGGAAGGGAAATATATTGACTTTAAATAGATTATGGAGATTATGGGCTAAGTCCTTAGGTGCCAAAGCATCAGATAATAAAAAAGATGCAGATGTGGTGGCTATCATGAGGTCCGTCGTAGTCTTAGTAAATTTTATAACTTGCTTTTTTATTATTGCAGGTGTAATTAGACATTTTTAGATATGGTAGAGTTTGAAAACTTAAACGACCCTCAGGCAATAAAAGAGGCGTTACTAAATGAACTCGTTGTCGTGATTAGAGGACAGGATTTAACACCTGAGGAGGAAATAGCATTTTGCCAGAGTATAGGTAAATGCCAAGGTCCTTATAGGAGTGAAAGATCTAAACATATTGCTCTAAACGATCATATATTGAGAGTAACAGGACAAAAAAACGAAGAAGGAGAGGAAGGCTTATTTGGACATGTCGACGCTTTGGACTGGCATGCTAATCAGGCAAGTAATAAAGAAAGAGACCCCCTTATTTGGCTATATGGTAAATCAGGTACTCGAGGAAGTAGGACAAGTTGGATAGATAATAAGAAGGCGTATGAAGATTTACACCCTACTATACAAGAGTCATTGAAAAAGATACAAATTACCCTAGGATACAAAACAGGTAATTATAGTGATAGTAAATATTTTAGAGATCATCACAATGAGGAAGATCCTTTCGATTTGGTCCATACTAACGCAGCAGGAAAGACAGGATTGTACTTTCCTTTCCTACAAATACTAGGTATGGTAGGAAAAACAGAAGAAGAATTTAATGAAATTATGGATATGCTAAAAGAGCATATTTTACAGGATAAATATAGATACGATCACTATTGGGAAGATGGTGATATAGTAATAAGTGAACAATGGTTATCTATTCACAAAAGATGGAAGTTCGAAGATATGGAGAATAGAGTATTACACAGGATAGCGTTTAATTATGAGTGATGCAATACTAGAAGGTTTTGGAGACCCTATTAAGGAGATAGATGAAAGTGAGTTTGAACACAAGCTCAAGAAAATCTCTCCTTTTGACTTTGCTAACAGTATATACAACAAAGACAACTTGATTGTGGATGAAAGAACAGAAAAAGAATACAATCCTTTTATCGTAAATCGTGCTATGGGCTTTGGCAAAGATACATGTATTGCAGCTAATGAAATGAATGCTAGGCCTCACTTAGACAACAAATTACAATATGATTTTCTTATGGATGTCGTAAGAAAAGGAAAACGCTATAATAAATGGCTAAAGAATGAAGAAGAAGACATTAAGGCAATACAAGACTTCTTTGGTTATTCATTTATTAAGGCAAAAGAGGCGTTAAACTTATTATCTGAGACTCAAATTGATCTAATCAAGGTTCATCTTAACACCTCTAAAGGTGGAAAGGTATAAATACCTGTATAACAACTTAATTATTTAAGATTTTACAGGCAAATTTGAAATGAGTGATCAAGAGAATTACTTTAACATAGACTATCCAGGGTATTCACCTTTAGAGATTGTCCTTAACGACTCAGAAGACTTTTTGAAGGTTAGGGAAACTCTATCTCGAATTGGAGTCGCTTCTAAGAAAGACAAAGTTCTTTATCAGTCTTGCCACATCTTACACAAAAAAGGTAGATACTTTATTACACATTTTAAAGAACTATTTGCTCTAGATGGCAAGGAAGCGGACTTTCAAGATAACGATTTACAAAGAAGAAATAGTATTGCCAAACTTCTCCAGGATTGGGGATTGGTTGAAATTGTTTCAGAGGTAGATGATTTTGCTCCATTGAGTCAAATCAAAATTATATCGTTTAAAGAAAAAGGTGAGTGGGAGCTTATCCCCAAATACAATATTGGAAAGAAAGTTAAATAAAAACCAAATAGAAGCATTACAACTTATTAAGGACGAACAGGACGCAGTAGGGCCTGGTTTCTGCGTGCTAAAATGGTATCATTTGGAAATGCACTTGGGAACAGGTAGAAGTCATTCCTGTTATCATTGTCCTACACAAAAAATTCCTTTAGGTTCTGACTTACACAATACATCTCAAAAAATAGAAAAGAGAGCAGAAATGTTACAAGGTAATAGACCTTCAGAGTGCTCTTATTGTTGGGAAGTAGAGGACTTAGGACAAATATCAGATAGACAAACTCTTGCTGCACAATTTTTTAAACATAATCGAGACATAGTAAAAGAGGCAACAGATGCAGGACTTGGTTATGTATATCCTAAGTATTTAGAAATATCCTTTACTAATAAATGTCAAATGGCCTGTAGTTATTGTGGTCCTGTATTCAGCACAATGTGGGAAAAGGAAATAAAAGAACATGGTCCTTATGAACTGACTAATCAGTACAATCTTATCCATACACCTCAGATAGAAAACTCTCCTTACATCACAAGATTCTGGAAGTGGTTTCCACAGGCATACGAACACTTATTTGTTCTTAGAGTAACAGGAGGAGAGCCTTTACTAGACAAAAACACCTACAAATTAATTGAATATATCAAAGACAATCCTAGAGAAGGATTAACATTTCATTGTAATTCTAATCTTATGGTTAGTAAGGAAAGAGTAGCAAGGTATGTTACTTTAGTTAAGGATATTCCTAATACAAGACTTTATGCCAGTATAGACTCATGGGGAGGACAGGCAGAGTATATTAGGCATGGATTAGATACCTCACACTTTGAGGAAAATTTACACAGAATACTAGGTAACGGAATAGAAGTAGGTATCATGTGTACTTTTAATTTATTGTCTATTCCTGGTGTAGAAACTTTTCTATTTAAAATGGCAGAACTTAAAAATGTTTATGGTGATCTAGTTACAATAGATATGCCTTATATGGTAGAACCAGCACACCTTTCAGCACAATTATGTGGAGACAATCATATAAGTATTATGGAGAATAGTTTAAAGAATATGGAATCATATCCTTTTTCTCCTGCCGAGATAGCCAAATATAGAAAGACAGTTGAATGGATAAAAGCACATAGGTTTACAGGCGATAAATTACAGAGAGAAAGAGAAGATTTTTGGAAATTTGTAAATGAACACGATAGAAGACGAAATACTGACTTCACCCGACACTTTGGAGAGAAAGAAGTATTCTTTAAAAATACATAGACTATCTAATCCTTGTGTAGCAGTTATTGACGACTTTCTACCTGAAGATGTCTGTGATGAGTTAGTTCAAGATATAGAAAATGGTCCTGGTGAATGGACAAGAGCCACTGTCGTAGGAGATAAAGGAAGTTCTGAAGAACATCATGCAAGAACTAATTGGTCCAAAGGTTTAGGTTATCAGTCAGTAGCTGCAAGAAAGTTTTTACAGTATGCTTCTAAACTTGTTAATTTACATCCTGCACAGGCAGAAAGTTTATCTTGTATAAAATATGAAATAGGACAAAAGTATGATGCCCACGAAGATAACTTTACAGATCTAGAAAATCATAATCCAGAAGCAGGAAACAGAGTAGCTACAGTTTTATTATATCTAACAGATGTAAAAGAGGGAGGGGAAACAGACTTCCCTGATTTAAATATTAGAGTTGCTCCTAAGAAAGGCAGAGTAATATACTTTGAAACATCTCACAAAGGAACAGAACAAGGATTAAAATTATCCAGACACGCAGCTATGCCTGTTATTCGTGGTGAAAAGATAGCAGTCAATTTATGGTTTAGAAAGGGCATTTACGATAACGATTTGTACCAAAAAATAGAAGAAAAGATCAAAAATGATTATAAATAGTATTGATACGCCGAAAGGGTATCTATTATTAACCTTGCTAACTAATAGGAGGAAACAATGGTAAGATTAAATACACGCAATTGGAACGATTTCGTTTCAGCATTCCCACAAGTAGAAAGTAGACTAATTGGATTTGACAGAGTCTTTGACGCTGTTAATCGACTTCATTTAATTGAAGGCGGACAATCTAATGCTTTCCCACCTTACAACATTAAAAAGTTGGACAATGAGAATTATCAAATTCAAATTGCTTTGGCTGGCTTTAAAAAAGAAGAGCTTAGTGTTGTAGTGGAAAACGGCAATCTAGTCGTTAAAGGTGAGCAGGAAAAATCTGAAGATGAATTCTTGCACAAAGGAATTGCAGAACGCAATTTCACAAGAACTTGGGCTTTAGCAGATGATGTAAAAGTTACAGGTTCGTTTTTGAATGAGGGTGTCTTGTTTATTGCTTTGGTACACGAAATACCAGAGGAAAAGAAACCTCAAGAAATTAAAATTAAATAATTAAAGGAGATAAGGAGCATGTCAAATATCCAAATAGTGAAACTAACAACAGGCGAAGATATCATAGGTGATGTCTCAGAGCAACAAATTGAAGGAAAAGGATTTATCCAAGTAGATAAACCTGCTATTATTATGATGATGCCTAAGCCTGGAAGTGATACTGAATTTGGCGTGGGACTTGCTCCTTACGCTCCATTTGCAGAAGGACATAGAGTGCCTTTCTTTCCAGCACATATTGTTTCAATATACGACCCTAGTAAGGAGATGTTAAACTCCTACAATTCTAAGTATGGCTCAGGCATTGTTCAGCCAGACTTTATAAATAAAAAGGTGTTGAACGAAACAATAAAAGGAAAGTAAATGTATGAATACAGAGTTGAAGTCATCAAAGTAGTTGATGGAGATACGGTAGATGTTAATATTGACCTCGGTTTCGGTGTCTGGCTCAAAAAACAAAGAATACGATTGTTTGGGATTGATGCTCCCGAAAGTAGAACCCGTGACCTCGACGAAAAACGATATGGACTTATGGCGAAGGATTACCTCAAAGACAGACTCGCCGACGGAGCTATACTCAAAACAAGGCTCGATAAAAAAGGAAAATACGGTAGGATTCTTGGTGAATTTTTGGTGCTAGAAAACGAAGGTCATCCTCAGTTTGAAATACCTACCAATGTTAATGAAGAAATGATTGCCAAACATTTAGCGGTTTCATACCATGGGCAATCCAAAGATGAAATTAAACAAGCACATTTAGTCAATAGGACCTTTTTAAACGAAGAAGTCTAGACAATAGGTTCGTAAGAGCCTATAATGTGTATATTATGTTTAAGGTGTTGTTATGAATTTTTATACTTATGCGAGACACTATGGAGACAAGATATTGTTTCGTGGTGTCGACGGAGATGGAGGCAGGGTAACTGCCAGACGAGATTTCAGGCCTACATTATTTGTAAAGTCTGACAAACCTTCTAAATACAAATCTATATACGGCGAACAAGTGTCGCCTATTCAATTCGAGAACAACAAGGAGGCAACTGCCTTCTTTGACAGGTACAAAGATGTGGAGAACTATCCTATCTTTGGACAAAACTATTACGCATACCAATACATCACCGAGAAATATCCTGGTGAAATAAAATGGGATGCTAAGCACATAGCCATCTACTCTATTGATATTGAGACAACGAGTGAAGGTGGCTTCCCGAATGTGGACTCTCCTAGCGAGAAGGTGTTAGTTATAACTCTACAAAACAACAACACCAAGAAGATAACAACCTTCGGACTAGGGGAGTTCACTCCAACTGAAACTACTAATCATTTAGATATTGATTACATAAAGTTTGATACAGAACAAGAATTACTAGAAGGTTTCCTATCCTGGTGGGAAGATAACTGTCCTGATATTATTACAGGTTGGAATAGTAATTTGTTTGATATGCCTTATCTTATTACAAGAGTTCAACGAGTACTAGGTGAGAATGAACACAAAAGATTTTCTCCCTTTAAGTTGATCAACAAAAGGCCTATTAGGTTTGCAGCAGGCAGGGAGATGACAGCATTTGAGATTACAGGTGTTGCACAA